ATATATACCACTTTGACCGTAAAAGTCTAAAACATAATTAATGAATTGACTTTGAGAATTTTCAGAAATTTTCATTTTGGTTAGTCTAAAAAACTAAGTGCCTTACTATAGTACATGAGAAATAGTTAAATGTAAATAAAAAATTCTCACTTTCATAAAAATAAAATTGGCCTTTAATATAAATTACTGGTACGCTTAAATTACATTCATTTTTGAAAAATATGCGAAATTTCTTAAAAGTCAGTAATAGTAAGGAAATTACTATTAAATTAAGTACTGAACAATTATTTTTTATTGTAACTTGTTTATTAAAATTGATTAGACTTGATAAAAGTAATTTTAAATATAATTATAGAATTTATAAAATAATTGATAAAATTAGTTGCAAATTGTTTATTAATGTGTAACAGTTATATATATGAGAGTTTATCTTATTCCCTCTCATCAAAAAAAAAATGTCAACAACAACAACAAGTCAAGTTTCATCTCCCTATGCAATATATAAAGATGAAATACAAAATGGTTGCATACCTTATGAAGTTTTAAGAGTAGCTAGTCAATTTGTATCTAAGGATTATTCAAGACAACTTTTAATGGGTGTTCATTTAAAGGTAGAAAATGATGAAATTACAGTAGCGTCTACTGATGGGCATAGATTATTTTATTTTAAATTTCCTAATAATCAATTAGGCTATAAATTAAATAAAAATATTACTATTCCTGGTACGGTTTTTAAAAGTCAAATTAAACAGGCAACTAAAGTATTAATTACTGATAATTTAATTACATTCATGAATGAGGAAATTTTTCTTTCAAGTGTTCATTATCAGCAATTTGAGGGAACATACCCAAATATTGAACAATTAATACCCGATTCGTTCACAAATAATTTTGAAAAGGAATTTTCTTTTAATTGTGATTATATAGGACAATTTTGTAACCAGGTTAAAAAATTATCATCAAATAAATCTATAACTTTTAATGGTAATAAACCAACAACACCTTTTGTAATTACTGCAAAATGGGATATTAAAAACCCGTTTGAAACTTTAGAGGGATTTAACCCAATTCTAAAATATTTAATAATGCCAATAATGAAAAGAGATTAAAAAACTTTTTTTATTAAATGGTTTACATATCTTCTCTATTGTATTACAATACATATTATAGAGAAGATTTTTTTTTATTCACTTCTCACAAAAAACAAAAATGGAACTACTAAAAGAAGTAAAAGACCAGGCTATTGATTATTTAAAAGATAATCAAGATTTAGAAACTTATGGCTGTGATTTACACAATGAAATTTTTAATACTGATTATTTTTGTGTTTACACTTCAGATGCTAAAAAGTATTTAGAAACTTATGGTGTATTCCAGGCTATCGAAGAAGTAACAGAATATGAAAAATTTAATTTTGGAGAAGTTACAACAGAAATTTCTGATCCTGTTAAATTAATTAATATGTTAGTTTACATAAAAGGAGAAGAACTATTAAGTAACTCTACTACATTAAATAATGAATATTGGAATGACTATATCCCAAGTGAAGAATACAAAAATATTATTGAAGAAATAGAAAATACTTAATAATATTAATTGTTAATAATTGTAACAACTATTGTTAATGTATTACAATAGTAGTTTTTTAGTGACTATAATAAATATTAAGAGAAGAAAAATTTTTTACAACTTCTCACCAAAAAAAAATGAAAGTATTAACTATTTATTTATTGTCTTTGTGTTTTTTCGCTAGTGTTGGTTCACATATCGCTAGCAACATAAAAGAAAGTTTACAAGAAAGAACAAATAAAATAGATTCTGTTCTATCTTCTTATTCTGTTTACTTACAAAATAAATAAGATGATAAAATTTATTTCTTTCTTTATTCCAACTATCCAACATAATATGAAAAGTTGTGAAGAATTTTTCTATCAATTAGAAGAAGAAACACAAGAATTTTTAGAAGAACTAGGTAGTTATTATTTATTAGGTTTATCTAATTACTCAATAGATGGTTGTCTATCTTATGACAATGCACAACAGTTACTAGAAGAACATGATGTAATTATTGATGACTACTTAGAAGAAACTAAAGACAATAACCTAACAATAATTAATCTTATTGAATACTTAGGTTATTAAAAACAAAATTAAAAAATTAATTAATCCTATTGTAAAAGATAGGATTTTTTTTTATGCAAAAAATTATTATTAGAAATTAGTTTTTATTATTTGGGTTTTTTCTTTTCTTTCTTGTTGTCTTGTAAATAGTTTATCTTTCTATTTTATTGGTACGCTTACCAAGTTCCCAACAGTTCCCACGAAAAAAAGACAATGTGATGTAAGAAAAATTTTAGACAAAAAAAAATTATGTTACTGGGGTGTTCTCCTACCCGATCTCCTACCTATTCCCGATCTCCTACCTATTGTTAGTTAGTGGGGAGTAGTTGCAAAATGCGACAGGCAACAGCAGAGAGCCCTGAACCTTCTGATAAATCTAAAAATTATTTCCTTCTACACTATTTATTATAGTACAATACTACAATAGTGTCAACTACTTTTTTGATTTTCTATTCGTATAGCTAGTTCTGGAGCATTTATGTTTACAGTCTCTACACTCTCCCCTACTACTTTACCTAGCGAATCTAATATTTGGGCAGCAGTCTGGAACTGACCTTTCTTCACAGCCTTATCAAAAAGTCTAACTCTCATGGCTTGTAACCTAGCGATCATATTTTCTCTATCCTTCTGCCAATCTTCATCATTCCACTTACTTACCTCTTTCCAATCGTTCCATGCAGTCTTTACACAAACCCCTTCTTTAGCAGAATGTTCCAAAACCAAATGCCTTGTGGTAAGACCTTCTAGCTGTCTTTTGTATAATCTTTGTCTCCTCTGTTCTATAACCATATCTGGCGATCTACCAGGATTTCTTTTCTTTGGAACGGATCTATCGTCAAAATTCTGTAGGATTGCTTCTGTCACGGACTGAAACTTATGGTATTAATTGAATAATAACCTTAAAATAGCAAATTAGTCGATAAAAACTAGCAAATCCATTAAAATTAAGGTTAATCTGTAGTACATGAGTGTAAAAACACGAGAAAATTTAACATTGAGATGGGCACAGGGGGAGGTGTTCAATGCAAAAAACAGATTTAGGGTACTGGTCGCTGGCAGAAGATTCGGAAAATCTTACTTATCTTGTATTGAACTTGTAAATGCTGCGATAAAACGACCAGGCGAGACATATTTTTATTGTGCTCCTACATATCGCATGGCAAAAGACATTGCCTGGAAAGAACTAAAGAAACTCGTACCAAGAGAGTGGATACAGTCAAAAAACGAGACAGATTTAAAGATTGAATTGATAAACGGCTCACTTATTGAACTGAAAGGAACAGAAAACGCAACCACGTTAAGAGGCCGAAGTTTAGCTGGTGTTGTATTAGATGAAGCAGCCTTCATGGATTCCGATGTATGGTTTCAAGTTATCAGGCCAGCACTAGCAGATAAACAGGGTTGGGCATTATTTATTTCTACACCCGATGGCACGGCAAGCTGGTTTTACGATTTATGGTGCTATGTACCAGAAGATCCTACGGGGGATTGGAAAAGGTGGAGTTTTACCACAATAGATGGGGGAAATGTTCCAGCAGAGGAAGTCGAGGCTGCGAAGGCCCAACTAGATAGCAGAACATTTAAGCAAGAGTTTGAGGCAAGTTTTGAAAATCTTACAGGATTGGTGGCTGTTAGTTTCAGCGATGACAACATTAGTGCTGAAGTCCAAGATTTACAAATGTTACCTTTAATTTTGGGATTGGATTTCAACGTTGACCCAATGGCGGGAATTTGTGCGGTTAAGCATAATGAGTGTCTTTATGTGTTTGACGAGATCATGTTGACGGGTGGAGCAACGACTTGGGATTTTGCGGAGGAGGTTATCAGAAGGTATGGGGTAGATAGACGAATTATTGCCTGTCCAGACCCTACTGGTAGTGCGAGAAAAACAAGTGGAGTTGGAGTTACGGACCACAATATTCTCAGGAGAAGTGGATTTACAGTTATGAGTCCAAGATCGCCCTGGAAAATAAGGGATAAGATTACTTCAATTAATACAGCTTTGTATGATGCAAATGGAGATCGCAGAACATTTATCCACCCACGTTGTAAAGAATTGATAAAAGCATTACGGACCCTAACTTATGCTCCAAATACAGGTTTACCAAATAAAAACCTGGGAGTTGACCATGCGTTTGATGCTTTTGGGTATTTATGTTTGCAACAATTTAACCTTGCAAAACCAGAGACATTAGGTCAAACTTCGTTTAGAATATACTAAGAGTTTCCTTTTTTCACTATGTATCACTCCACAACAAAGAAGAAGAAAAAGAAAAAGAAGGGAGGCAAGAAGAGAAGTGAATGTTCCTGTAAATAAAGCGTTATACTCTAGGGTAAAAGCAGAGGCTAAACGTAAATTTAAAGTTTATCCTTCTGCTTATGCTAATGCGTGGCTTGTACGAGAGTACAAAAAACGTGGTGGCACTTACCGAGTGGAGAAAAAACGTGGCAAGAAGTAGTGGCGGTCTAACCCGTTGGTTCAAAGAAAACTGGGTAGATGTCAAAACTGGTAAACCTTGTGGCCGATCAAAGGGCGAAAAGCGAGGTTATCCAGCTTGCAGACCTAAAAAACGTGTATCAAGTAAGACACCTAAGACTGTTGGAGAGATGACCGCAGCCGAAAAAGCACGATTTAAAAGAGAAAAAACAGGCAGTAAAAAGATAACTTATCAACATAGACGAAAAAAGAGGAAAAAATAACTGTGAAAAACGCAGTTTCAAGGTAATATATTGTTATAAGTAAAATTTTATTGAAATCATGGCATTTTTTCGTGGTGAAGAAGGCTCTGTATCATTTGATAACGGAACTGGAACAGCAGGAGCTATAGCTTCTACAACAGCCTGGACATTAGATACAACAAAAGACACATTAGAGACTACTTCTCATGGTGCAACCTCAAGAAGTTTTGTAGGTAGCTTGATTTCTGGTTCTGGTACTGTTGATCTTCTTTACACCGCAACATCTGGAGATGATACTGCTGAAATTATTAGTGATGTATTAACAACAGAAGATGCTGGCGATGCTACATTTAATCTTTTTCTGGACACATCAGGCAGTAAAAAATTAAATTTTAACGGAATTATTACAGGAACTTCATTTAGTTC